CTGAAGTAACTCAGACTTAAAAGAAGTACACATTGCTGTTGTAATCGCCATTACAGTCTCCTTAATATATCAGCAATGTCTGGATGACCCTGCTGAATAAATTCGTTAACAAGCGTTGTTCTATCGCTTTTAATCGCTTGTTTAATAATACCTAAAACCACATGATAAATGCGATTTTTAAATGCTTCTGCCTGTTGTCTTACAATAGGGTCTACTGAAGAAGAAACACTAACTATTTGCTCAACAGCGCGTTCAGCTAGTTCTTCAGGGGTTAGACCTCTATGTTCAGTCGTTTTAACGACAACATCTCCTATAGTTGAATCAACTGCTAACTTAAACACAATTAACCCATCCTAGATATATCATATCTGTGTTCGTCTCGGATTCCATAGCCTTCCCCTAGTTTCTTTAATCCTGCAATAGCTTCTTGAAAACGTTGATCATAATAAGGCGTTTCTTCTGGTGTTTTTATAAATGTCGACGCTTCTACCAGAGATCCATATAATAATGCATTCGGTGCATTTGTCGAAAGCCAAGTAGTTCCGCTATCAGAACCCGCCGTTAACGAAGCGGGTCGATATTTATAGTGTAACTCAAAACTATAGTTAGCATCTGGTGTTGGAGCCAGGATAAAGGTTGTCTCATCAAACAACCCGTAATAAATAGGAGTACCTGTGGTTGAGGCGTTCGGCGTGTAGTCTCGAATAAATGAAACGTGTTTCAAATATAAATAACTGTACACACTACTAGAAATCACCGCCAGACTCAAAGGAGCCAGAAAATCACTAGGCATCGAAAGATAAGTGGTTCCCGAAGTAGCTGTACCAGTTACATTTTTTCGGAAGTCAGGAATCTCTACAGACTTTAATATCCGTTCTTCAGCTTCTTTTATAAAAACCGATAAGTTATTGTCAAACGTGGTTTCGCTCGTTTCGCAATAGTCTTGTATAGCTGTTTTAAGTGTCGCGTAAGTAAAACTCATGTGGTCACCACTGTTACTGCCCCAATACTACCTGTAGCTCCTTCTAGTGAAAAGTCTGAACCAATGGGGTCTACTGTAGTTGCAGGAAGTGCTCCTACATTAACTCCAGCAGACGTCGTAAATGTAGGACTTGTTGTTATAACTACGCCTAACTGAGACTGAGGCAAAGAAACTTCCGGTCTTGGTTGATGTAATGATTCCGGATCCGTAGGTAACAGCGGAGGAGTTAGTTGAGGATTTTTAGGTTCGTAACACTCTGGACAAACCTTAAAACCAGTCCATTCCATGCGAAGCTGTAGGTACTTATAAGCCCAACCGCAGCGGTCGCAAACCCCAAGCGCGTATTTACCTTGTGCGTAAGCCATTAAGTAAAGACAGAACTTACTGAAGGGATTAAATGAACAGACGTCCTATCTTCATCAAACCTTAGTGCATTTTGAAGAGATTGTTCATACATAGGCTGTAAAAGAGGAACCTTATCTGGATTCTTTTTCACTGCTAAATAAAAAGCTAATCCCATGGTTAGACACGGTAAAAACCGACTTGGTACATCTAAGTCATTAACAGAGGCCGAAGCATCTTGAATGCGTTGCCATCTATATGAGACAAATGTATCTGTAGAGTTCTCCGGAGAAGGCCATAGATATACTTTAGGCGTTGTCGTTCGTTCTACATAAAACTGTGTAGGTCTAGCTTTTGTGTCTTTATTTGGAACATTAAAATATTCATTACGATCAATTCTTGAAATTTGAAAATCAGTTTGAATACCGTTTACATCTCTACGAATGATTGCATCTAATATGTCAATGTCATACGAATTTAAGTCGTAAGAAGAATCTCCCTCAGTTAAGGTCTGAGAAACTTCTGCAACTTCCCAAAGCTGAACCCCTCTGTTAGACCAATCCGCAAACATTAAATTTAGAGAACGCCTAGCAGTGACTGCATCGTAACCTGTACGAAGTTCCAGTCCTGCTAGTTCGTATGCATCCTCTATAGCTAACGCTACGTCTAAGCTAAAGGTTCTAGTACCTGAAGTAGCCATTTATCCGTAATGCTTTAATACATCAAGAACAATAACATATGTGTCTAAGCTTGCGGCACCTATAGTGGTTAAAAGAATATCCCCTGTCTTTCCAGACCCAGAAGTATTCTGTATTCCACCAAAACCGCTAAAGTCCATATGACCGTTACTTGATTCTGCTAATGCTAACGCGATCGTATTCGTGGTTGCATCCCAAAACAACTGCACTTGGGTAAAACCAGTTATAGAGTGGTGCACTTTATCAATAGTAACACCACTACACGCAGTTCCATCAGCTCTAGCATTCAGCGCACTAACATCAACTTTATTAACAGCACTTTCTCCAGTGCTGTCACTAAGATTTGTTAGCTGTATGACTGCTCTATGCGTACCGTCAATAATAGTCGTACTGGTAACTGCATCTGCCATATCAATTTACTCCTTTATTAAGAGTCAGCAAATGGAGTGACTATAGTACCTGAACCCAATAACTGTCCTGCTACGTGGTATTTAGCACTTGCCATTGCAGTGAAAACCACAACACTTCCTACTAATCCACCTTTAGTGGTTCCATTCTGGGTAAATACATCGTTAGATGCACCAGAAATAAAAGTTTTACCCGCAGCACTATCATCAAGACCAGTATACGAACCACCAACAAATTTGTCAGTGCCGTCTGTTTTGATATCCATATCAGTTGCAGCAGTTACTACTATAAACGTGAACTGGGCACCTAGATTTGCTGTTTGGTTTGGATCCCCTTTATCAGTGGGTTCCGTAACTACAATACTAGGAAGAGTAAACACTCCATCTGCATCGTTACAAAGAAGCGGTCTACCCGCATGAGCAGCCACAGTAATTGAAGTATCAGCGGTTAAGCTAACAACACCACTGTATCCTGCGTTGATAAGACCAGCTAGTGATCTAATAGGGCCAGCGAAAGTCGTCTGAGCCATCGGTTTTCCTCCTTACGAAAGGGTTCGCCCTAGAGTCTTCGTAAGCGTCTGCTGGGACAGTCGCTAGGGCTATTATATTCCCAGAATTAAAGGGGGGCATAGCCCCCCTGTGGTATTATGCTCCAGGAGAGCCGAAAATACCTCTCCAATCAGACCAACCAAAGCTATAACGCTCTCTGGCTTTGTATCGAACATTTCCGGTTTCGAAGTCACCTTCCATGTTTGTTGATACAGCCGTACGAACAAAATGCTTAAGGCCGTTAGGAGCATCAGTCTTCAAGAAGAAAGCATCAGTATCAGTTAGATAATGATTTACTGTGTAGCCTTCAGGGACCATGCCCATATTGCGAACAGCGTTAATATCATTGTCTGCTGTACCTACTCTTCCTTGCGACTCAAGAAGCCTATCCGCAACAAACTGCAAAGCAGGTGGGATAATTAGCTTTCTTGCTTGAGCATTGATTTTAAGACCGCGCTCATCTTCGAACGCAGCAATATCAATCAACGCTTGCTCTAATGAAGTTTCATTCAAATCAGCTGCCGTAGACAGTTCATTTTTCTGATCTTCATTCGCAACGGTTGGGTGGTCAGTTGCACAAAGCTCTTTTCCATCACCACCAGTATAAGAAGAACTAAATGCATTGTTTAATACATTAGCTGCCTTAATTTGCTTAGTGGTCATCATGGAACGTGCTAGTGCGCGTGTATACCGAGAAGACAGCGTGTCATACAGATTGTCCTCTATGGCTTCTTCAGTCAAGCTGAAGGCCAAAGCGACCGTGTCGTGTGTGTAACGTGCTGTCCATGCTTCCTGAGCCGTGTCGTAGTTCACCGAGGAGCCTTCGCTCTTGACCGGTGCTTCGCCAAAGCCAGTTAGCATAACTTCTTCCTCGTAAGCCCTTTCAGAGTTTTCGGTATCGAAAATCTCTTCATGCTCATTCGGATACCTATCATACTCAAGTCCAAAGAGAGCATGAAGGCCAGGAACAAGCTCTTTAACGAGTTGTGCTCTATTAATAGCCATTAATTACTCTCCTTAAACTGCGAAGGTGTTAGTTGGGAATGTAAAATAGCCCCGAGCATATGCACCAATAGCATTGCTAGGAGAATCTACAAAACCGACACATAAAGCAACACCACTAGAAGTAGTGGCTGTTACACCCTCTTTAGAACGACCGTTAGTAGAACTACCAGCAGTTGTACTCAAAGTGTACTTATTGCCGATAAAACTTACTGCAGGAGTTCCTGCTGTGAACTGTGCTTCGTACACAATGCCAGGATCAGCATACACATATGCTTCAGCATCTGCGCTACCGAGTGTGGCTGTACTTGCTGTCCACGATTTAGAAAACGTAGGAGTCCCATCCGTAGCCGTGTAATACACACCGTAAAACACACCAACGGGAGTTGAGGTTGCTCCTGCTTGATTGACATAACCCGAAGAAAGCGTGACTACGTCGCCGCTATAAATAGCAGTTCCGTATGCACTTGCAATACGCAATTTCTTGGGTCTAATCGTTCCTCCATACATAGAGAAAGCAGGGGTAAAACCATTAGGTTTATCCGTATTCGCCATTGTTAAACCCTCATATTAGAGTGATATTTAATCAGAACTTACGTCCCGACTGCCAAATTCAACTTTAGAGTTCCTTTGAATGTCCCGTTTACTAATAGGCATTCTAGGATCACTATCTCGCAAAAGGTCGTTGTCTACTCCCTGAAGTTGTTCCTGACTTCTTTGTCTAAAGTAATCAGTTCTTTCCTCTACGGTTTCTTCTGGAACTTTTGCAAGCACTAGCCCACCGACTCCAATTGTACCCGCGTGCTTACCATCGTCTATTGTAGGAGAGTCAAACTCTGGATGTTCTTCCGCTCTTACTGGTTCGAATCCTTCACGAATACGTTTAGACATATTCGCTTTGTCATCGTGTCCTCGGACTTCTGCACGTAACCACCTGTGTTTATATCCAGGAGGTGCTTCTGGGGCGTCCAACATTGAAGGTGGTTGCCAAGTTTTTCTGCGAGCCTTCTTTGCTCGTGTATCAGCAGATCTAGGAGTTCGATCTGTCATTCTTTATCTCCTCTATACATATTTTGCGTACTCTTCTAACGGCACTCCGATCCTTTTAGCAATTGCTTGCTGTGAAGGAGAGAGTGAAACTTTGCGTGCTCCGCGATTAGGAGACCCAACCCCACGGCTAGGCCCAGCAACAGCGGATTGTTGCACGGGTTGTGCTTGATCAAATTTTTGCGGGAAATATTCCTGCATCCTTTTATCAACCTCTTTATAATAGCTGGGAGATTGTGGGTTCCAAATTAATTGGCCTCTTTGATTATTCTCGACGATCATCTCTTCGTGAATATCCATCGCAGCCTGAGTCATCACCCGATCACTCCCAAACCATTTATTTCGTTCTGCCCATTCTTCCGTGATAGGATCTATCGAAGGAGGTGGGGGCTGTGGGGCTTGCTGCTGCGGAGCAGCAGGTGGCCTTTCAGCTCTTACCTTTTGTTGTCTTTGCAAACGCTGAACATTCTGCGCTTCTAATGAAGTTTTAGCAACTGCTTCTGTAGCTAAGGCTATCGCTTCCGCATCACCTAATTCCTGTGCTTCTTTAAGAGCTTTTCTAGCTCTTTCCGCATCAGACTTAACACGAGCGTCATATTCATTAACTAGTGTTGTGTCTGAAGAAGTTAATTTGCCCTGAAGTGTTTGGTTTTCAGCTTGAACATTTTGAGCGAATTTAATTGCTTCTTGTTCTCGCCTTTCTGCCTCGCGCATTCGATAAGTTAACTTATCAATACGTTTTTTAACACCAGCACTGTATTCGTCCACTTCTTCAGTGTGTTGAGACTCTTCGATCGTTTGATCGCCTGTATCCACATCAGGAGTGCTTTCTTGAATCACATCCGCTTCGTGAATATCTACTTCCCCTTCAGGAAGATCCAATTCTATAGTTTGTTCAGCCACAGCTATAACTCCATATTATTGCAGAATGTCTTCTGGGTCGTTTATTACAGCAAGCACTTCATCATCGTTCAAAAGCCGCATACTGCCGCCTTCAATATTGAACCTAGCCCCTGCATAGCGTCCAAAGATTATAAAGTCCCCCTCTTTGCACCAAGGTCCATCTGGAAACTTTTCTTTGTCTCCATACGCACTTGATCCAACAGAAACGACTAAGCCTACAATCGCAGCTATTCGTTCCTTTTCGAGAGTTTGCTTTGCAAGCATAATCCCACCTTTAGTGGTGCTCTTAGGCTCGTGAGGCAGGATTAAAATCCTGTATCCCGTAGGTACGGGAAGTTTATCTGCGTGTGCTTCTATATTTTCAGGCGTGATCTGAGATTCTTCTTTCTCAGTGTCAGACCCAAAATTTAGGACACGATCCGGTACAGTATCAGTCATCTATCTCTTCCATTTTAGAGTGCAGGTTCACTATTTCTTGTTCAGCGAAATTTAAACCTGATATTTCGCCTACTATCCTCACATAGTGAGAATAATCCTGTGCACTGCCCGAAGCCAGTGTTTGCGAAAGTTCTTGTTGCCTCTCTCGCATTTTGCGGAGCAAATGCTCCGAAAACTTGATATAGTCCATTAATCGCTAATGTATCTATAAAAATTCAAACCTTTAGTTGCAGCACCGCCACCTTTTGTTTTGGTTTCTGTGCCATCTATAACCGTTCCCGCTTTTACTTCTTTAGCTTGAGCAAAGCCTTTAGCAGAAGCCTTCATTGGCTCTACCTTCACACCTTTCGGCTGAGAGCTAGGCTTGGCGTTGTTCGCGTCGTAATAGTTTCTCATTTTCTACCTTTAGTTTTAGTTGACCCGCCTTTTTTCTTATACTGCACTTTTACCCCTTTTTTCTTTGCAGCCGCTTTCGCTTTTGCAATTCCTTTTGGGCTGTACGAATAATGTTTACTACCTACTTTTGGCATTAGAGCTTCTCCTTAGATTCTCTTACTGCTTTTGCTATTTCAGTTAAGTTTGCATCAATATCTCGCTCATTCTGCATTTCAGCTTCTTGCAAGTCTGCAGTAACCTTAAGATCTGTTTGTCGTTCTTGCGAATCTAGTTTTTCTAATTCAAGCTCTGTCTTACGCTGCGAGTCTTTGTCTTTCTGAGACAGTTTCTCGTATTCCAAATTCATTTGCTCTTGGAACATCTCGCGTTGCGGATCTTGCTGCTGAGCGGCCATCGCTTGCGCTAGTGCTTGCTCTTGACCTGTTATTTGCTGCGTTGCTTGAGCTGCGGCCATCGCAATTTGATTTTCCATTTCTGGGGGTAGCTGTGGTAACTCCCCGTTTGGTCCAGGCTGTGGTAACTGGATACCTTGCTGCGCTAACATCTCTTCAACTTGAATACGATACTTCAAGGCTTGATGTTCTTGGATATGCGCCTGTAATGCTGACATAGCCTGTGGGTTTTGCTGTATTTGCGGGCTTTGCATAAACGCCATATGCGCTTGAATGTGCGCATCGTGATTTTGTTGGATAAATGCTTTTAATGGAACGTTCATTAACGCATCCATATTCTCCTGAACAGGATCTTTCGGTGTCGGTTCGAATTCAGGAAGAAGTAAGTCATCAATATCTTGAATATTTAACGCCAAATACATTTTACGAAAGGCTTCTCTCATGTTGTGTATTTGAGGTGCACTTTGCGCCATCTGTAACTGGGTCTGTGCTAAAATAATCCGCTGAGTCGTACTAAAGATGTTTGGATCCGAAACAGGAATAACATCTACGTTATCGCCGAAGTCCTCACGGAAAACAGTTTGATCTGCGCCCTGTACTTGATAAGGATACTCCTGAGGAAGCACCTCTCCAAAGATTCGCTTCAGTATTTTGAATTCATTTCGCTGTGCGTAATGTAATCGCTTATGTATTGCAGAAATAACCTTCTGGCCTTTCTCCAACATTGCAACAGTAGTGCCTACAGGAGCTTGACTATTGCCATCCCCAGTTCCTTGGTCCATTACCGCCGCAAACTTCTGACCAGACTCAACTAATAAGCCTAATAGTTGTGCTAACGTACCGCTTGGCTCTTTATAAGGCAACGGCAAGAAAGAATCACGAATAACGCCTCCAGGAGTGTCAACATCACGCCACTCTCCTGGTTGTATAGGATCATCAGACCGCTGAATATTTAATCCTCTGGATTTAAAACCAGCAGGTAAGTTTGAAAGAGTTCCTGCGTCAATCAACTGCCGTAATATCGCAGTAGCTGATTTAGTTACGCCACCAATCATGTGAATTAAGCCAAATCCATAAAATCCCAATCCTGGAAGAAATTTAAAGTGCGTAAAGTATTCAACTTTCTTACGCATTGGGTCAGTCGGGTCATAATTCTGCCGAATTGACAAAACATCGTTCGTATCTAAACAGATCGTTGCTATATACGGTAACGCCAACCCAGTAGGCTCACCGTTTTTATCTTTATCCTCAAAACCTTCTAAATCAAACTCACCATGAACTTCTAATAACGTAAATTCGTCATCGCCACCAGAACGATCCACTCCTTCAAGCTCATCTATCTTATCTTTTAAATCGCTTTGTCCAACAAACGAAGGAGATCCCATATCAATGTCACGATAAAACCCAGATAGCTGTAATTTCTTCACATCATTTTCTGTCATCTTAATGACATGAGTGATTCGTGGTGTTGTAGCTAAATCGGTAGTGGTATATGGGACAACTAAGTCTTCAGCTTTAACAAAACGGCAAACTGCTCTGCCCACAGAGGGATCATAATAGCTCTTTTTAAAAGCAGATCCTGCTAAGGGGAGATAAAACAACATTTGATCCATTTCTGGATCGTATTCTTCCATCTTATAAGTAAGTTGGTAGTTCATGAAGTTTTTGACACGATTTGCTTGTTCAAGTTTTGGATCGGAGGTGACGCCCATCACTTTTGTGTCTACTGGTCCCCCTGCGGGCAGTAACTCGCGGTAAGTTTGCGCTTGAAAGTGCGTTACAGCTTCAGCTAATAGTGGATGATAAACCCCGCTCGCACCTTCGAAGGGTTCGCTACGGGTATTTGTCTTAATACCAAGTAAATCAAGACCGTCCCGAAAAGTTTCGTACCAGTCTTTGCGGGACTCTAAGTCCTCATGGTAAAAAGATGTGATTTTTGAAGCAAGTTCTCCTAACGCGGAGTCGTCCATTACCTCAGCAATGTTTTCGCCAAACGAGATTTCATAATCTTCGTCAAACTCATCGCCAAAAGCAGTTAGTCCGTCCTCGTCTATAAAGACTTCAACGGTTTCTTCCTCGTAAGGATCCTGACCTACCTCAATTTCGATTTGTTCAGCCATAGCGCGAAAAGATACCTCGTTTTAAGTCAAGAATAAATCAATAATATGCGCGGATTTTCGGGTAATATTCCTCTTCGTCGTCGTAATCCGACGCTAATTTCAAAAATCCCCCGTTTCTAAAGCGTATTAACGCCAATGTGGTGGAGTCCACCAAGTCATCATGCTCCCCGTTAGGGAAGTCTGTAATTTCTTCCATTAACTCTTCAGCCCACCGGTTTTCTGGAACCCAAACCTTGCCATCTTGGAAAATCGGGCTAACTGAATTAAGCCTTGCGATTTTATCGTGGCCTTTATTCGGTGAATAGGTGTTAATCGGGATACCTAATCTGCGTAGTTCCTGCGTTAGTGGGATACCGGATGCTTTTGTTTCAATGATTACTGAATCAGGATTCCAATACTCGTACAGGCGTAACGCCTCACGCTTTAACTCGGGAAAGTCTAGCCGCTCTTTTACACAATCAATCAAAAGAATGTGCGCTTCCCCTCCCGCATACAACTCATCGTTGATTTTTCCTTCCGGATAAAACACACCCCACGTAGTGATCGCCGTATAGTCAGCACGCTCGGACTTTAAAAACGCCGTATCGTAACTTTGAATTAAATACTCACAGGTCGGGGGTTTTTCGTTAGGCCAAATCTTGAACCAATCCTTCGGGATAATGGAAATACCCTCACCGGTTGGCCGCTGCATGTACTGAGCTGCCCACTTCGAAGGGGGAACCGAAGCCTTAATGGACTCAAGTTCTTCTAACTTCCAAAATTCTGGCCATAACGACTTACCCGATGGCAAGATTGCGGGGAACTCAATCACCTCCCACTGGTCTGCGTTCTTATCCTGCATCATTTTCTTGACTAACTTACCCGTTAAGTCTTTCTTAGACCAACGAGTCATCACAATAACGATGGCACCTCCTGGCTGAAGACGCTGTCGGGGGCCAGTCATAAACCATTCGTAGGCTTCATCTAGTGATTTATCGGAAAACGCATCTTGCTCAGAGTGCGGGTCGTCAATAATAAACAAATCAGCACCACGACCTGCAAGTGCACCACCAATACCTGATGCATAATACTCACCCCGTTGTGAAGTCAACCACTTACCCGCGCTTCGTGAGTCAGCCTTCAATTCAGTATGGGGAAATATCTCGCTGTATTCCTCAGTATCAATTAAGTCACGCACCTTACGACCAAAGTTAATGGCTAGGTCAGCCGTGTGTGTTGCTTCAATAATTTTTAACTTAGGATTCTTTCCTAACAAGTACGCAGGAAACAAGTGTGATGCAAACTCAGACTTTGTATGTCTGGGCGGCATATTGATAATAAGGCGTTTTAATTTACCATCGGCAATTTTATCAAATGCCTGTGCCATTTTACGGTGGTGATCACCGTTAATAAATTCAGGCCAGATGATTTTTACAAAGTCAATAAAGCTGGCTGCAGAAGATTCTCTACGCTCCCGCTTTTCAAGTTCTTCTAATAGAACCGTGAATTCTTTTGCTTCATTCTTAGCTAAGAATGAGAGATCTACGTTTTTTAGATCCTTGAGGATATCGCTCATTATAGACGTATGTCCACAGCTCTGGGTTCGGATCTGATCATATTTGCCAAAGTTTCTCCCACTACTTCAGGAGTTGCTTGCATAGTTGCTAATAGGTTTTTTAATTGATCTAAAGACTCTATGTCTTGTATAGGCGACGGTCTTTCTAAAGACCCTTTGTTAAAATCGTAATTTTCTCTTATTCGGAAA